CAAAAAGTGAGAACATTCCGGGAAGAACTCCCTGGGAAGTAACCCGATACATCCCGAATAAACATAAGGAAGGGGCAGAAGTGTACCAAGAACTTTCTGCGGCCCTCCTCGCAGCAGGGGATGACTGGATTATTACCTTCCTGAACGGGGATTGGGGCCGCATCGGTGGCTGGGGACTGTTCATCAGCATGTGTGTGCTGATCACCATAGGCAATTTCACGGAGCTCTGGGTTCCCGGTCGACGTTACCGTCGTTTGGAAGTTGCTTCACAGAAGATCTCGGCTGCTAACGACGAGTTGACAAAGCAAAACGGTCAACTCATTCAAGGCAACGAGCTAACCAAACACTTCTTCGAGGAAATGTTTCCAAAGAGAGGGGTGACAGGGCATGAATTGGATCAGAAGGCATCCGACTCGTCTGGATCCGGATGAGCTGACCCAAAAGGCCGAGGAATCGCTCAAACAAACTCGAAACCAACAGCCGTGGGTAGATTACCTCAACACCTGGCTCACAAACCGCAAGAACGCCAACGGTCTCGGTGAAGATGTCGAGATCACCTTCGTACCTAGGAGCATATGATGTTTCCTGACGCTTTCGTGGCGATTCAATCGATAGCATGGGTACTCGCAAACTGCCTGGTGCTTTATATCTGGGTGGCTTTGCTCGTTTTCGTTGTTGGATACTACATCCTCTTCGATCCGAGCGCCACAACCGCAGGCAAGTTCGTCTGGCGGTTCGCACTTTCGTTGCTAGGCCTAATCTCGTTGCTGGTGATCGGACTTTTCGTCAATCCGGTTCCTGGTTACGAGTGGTGGAATGCTCCTGTCGAGCAACTCCACTGGTGGAGGCCGTTTGTCCGTCTTGTGATCGTAGCTTACGTTGCGATTACGGTGACCGGGCTTTCGGTCTTGCTGGTCGTTCGCAAGTGGTGGCCACACAAACTTCGAACTGCACTTGATCGGGTTATTGTGCAGCCTCGTCATGAGACGAGTGAGATTCCGATCGTCAAACCACAAGGAGGAACCGATGGGTGAGGAAAAGAAGGTCGAAGAGTCGACTGGCGAAGTGCCAGATGAGTTCTTCGAGGTCGACCCCAAGGAGGACTTCGGTAAGGCAGAAGACGCCGACGAAGACTTCACGGAAGTCGCCGAAGACGACAAGGACTGGGGCGTTTGATGACTGCTCCCGCCAATGTCAAAACGTACTACAACTACAAGCCGAGTGATTCTCAGAAATTCGGTGCTGTCCGTGCTGGCCATCTGCATCGCGGTACGGATTTCTCTCACTCGACCCGTCCTGGCACTCTGGTCCCGGCTCTTCTGGCCGGAAAGGTCACTGGAAAGCGTACTCCGTCGGCATATCATGGCTTCGGGTACCAGATCACCATTCGTTCGACATTCCAGGGTCGCGAGTACGACGTCAGCTATGCTCATGGCATGGTCGAGCAGAAGCAGGCTGTAGGCTCAAGCGTCACTCAGGGGACTTACGTCTCCACAGAGGGAACCACCGGCGCAACGTCGGGTCCTTGCTGCCACGTCGAGGTCTACGACGTCGAGAAGAAGGTATACATCAACCCGATGATCCTTGTTCAGGCGGTTCTGGCCGAGACGGCTTCCACTCCGAAGCCCAAGGGCGATCCGATCGTTCTCGCGATCCAGAAGTCTCTCAACAAGCTCGGATACGGGCTCGTCGAGGATGGCATTCGTGGCCCAAAGACGATCGCTGCGATCAAGGATCTTCAGCAGAAGTACGGACTGGTCCAGGATGGTGTTTGGGGACCGCAGACGAACACTCTGCGGAACGCTCTTGCCACTCCGGTCAAGAACCGTCCTCTCATCCGTCGCGGAGCAGTGGGTCCCTATCCCGCGATCATCCAGCGCAAGCTCGGACTCAAGGTCGACCGCGTCTTCGGCCCTCGCACAGAGGCAGCCGTGAAGCGATTCCAGGCCTCGAAGGGTCTCGTGGCTGACGGCAAGGTCGGTCCTCTGACCTGGGCCAAGCTCGGACAGTAACTCAACCATCTGGGGGCTCCTCGATGGTCCATCGGTTCTGCGGTCTTCATCAGCCGCTCTCCTTTCAGAAGCGAAGTCTCCCTCCCCAGTGTGGACTCGCTGCGTTTAGAACCGATGGGCCTTCCGGGAGCCCCCAGATACCACTCATGGAGGTGATGACCTGTGGTGGCGCCTAAGAAGCCGACTACGCCTAAGCGCGCCCCTGGGACTACGCCTCGCGCACGCGAGAATCAACTCATCGCGAAGGCTTACGACCTGGTCGAGAGACGCCTAGATGAAGGCACTGCGTCCTCCCAGGAGACAACCCACCTTCTCAAGATGGGTAGCACTCGTAACCAAGTGGAGATCATCAAACTCCGCAAAGAGACTCTCCTTCTGGAGGCTCGTTCGCAGGATCTGGAACGTTCTGGTCACAGTGACGAGCTTTATCAGGAGGTAATAGACATGATGCGCATCTACCAAGGAAAGACTGATGAAGAGGATTAGGTCTTATACAGAGCTGTCCTTTTTTGTCACTTTCGAGGAGCGATACGAGTATCTCGCCATTCGCTCTAGGGTTGGGGCAGCCACTTTCGGTGGCGAACGGTTCCTGAATCAAGGATTCTACACTTCTCGTGAGTGGAAAAGAGTTCGAAATCTCGTTATCGATCGTGATAATGGGTGCGATTTAGGAGTTCCTGGTGAAGTGATTCACGAACGACCAATCGTTCATCACATGAATCCGATCACCATTCAAGACATCGATGATGCCAATCCGGACATTCTAGACCCGGATTTCCTCATTCTCACAACACACAGAACCCACAATGCGATCCATTATGGTGACGCATCACTGCTTAGGCAGCCGATGATCGAACGTTATCCTGGTGATACGCAGGAATGGGCCCCAATAGGAGGGAGGCGAGATGCCTACAGGTAGCATTCTGGACGACACGAAGAAGGTCCTCGGTTACGCACCGGACTACACCGTGTACGACACAGACATCGTGATGCACATCAACTCGGTTTTCGCCACTCTGCACCAGTTGGGTGTTGGGCCGATGGAGCCGTTCGAGATCACAGGCAGTGAAGAGGTCTGGAACGACTTCACTGCCGGCGATAAGGCTCTCAACAGCGTTAAGTCGCTGATGAACCTTAAGCTCCGTCTCATTTTCGACCCTCCGGCCATGTCATTCCATGTGACAGCCCTGGAGACCCAGATCAAGGAACTCGAGTGGCGACTTTCGATCGCCGCAGAACCGATTGTTCCGTTGGCGCCTATCCTTCCGGAGGAGTAACATGGGCAAGGTTCTGATTGGCAACATCACCGGCCCTAAGGGCGACGAAGGAGATGGCGGAGACCTCGACGCAGTCCTCGGATTCGGCAACACGTCCGATCTCGATGCGATTCTCGAGCTGGATACTGGAGAGAAGACCTCTCTTACGCCTGCAGAGATTCTCGTCGAGAAGACGTATCCGACAATGCGAGTTCGTACTGCGTTGGGGTCTGAGACTTTCGAGTTCATCCACGAGGATCTGACCGATGGCGTTGTTACTGACACGACTATCGGACAACTGACCGCTCTCGGACTTTCTGACGATCGTCACTGGTCTCTTCCTGACGAGGATGGCATGCTCGCCCTCGAGGGATCGTTCTCGACCTTTGTCAGAGACACTGTCTCACTCACTACAGCCTCCCTGGCTGCTGGTGCTCGACACTCAGGCGTGATCGATATGGCTACCGGCTACGAGATCATTCGAGTTACCGTCGACCTTCCCGCGCGCGTGCGCCTGTACGCGACGACCGCTGCTCGTGATGCAGACGTGTCCAGAGCTATCGGAACCGATCCCGACTGGACTACCGATCATGGCGTCTATTACGATCGTCAATTCCCTACGGCTTCTGGTCGATACGCGACTCCTCCGGTTCCGGGTTTCACCGATGGCACAACGGTCAGCGTGCCGATCCTCATCGACAATCTCGACACAGTCGCTCGAGCGATCACTGTCACCATCATCTTCCTAAGGACGGAATAGAAACATGGGTTACGGAACAGGAACTGTAAACAGTGCAACCCCTTGCGCGGACGCATATAACGCCGCAACGGTGGGCCTGGCCGCGCTTCTCACGGCGGCTGGGTTCACTCTTGTCGACACACAGACCATCTCAACCAGAACTCACAAGGTTTGGAAGTCCCCTGGCGGCAGCAACTCCTTCGGCACGGACTGGTATCTGGATGTCGCATACACGACGACTGGAAGCGGTGCGATCTACCTTGCGGCGATTGAGTTCTACGATCCTGCTACTCATGTGGCTACTCGTGGCCCTTTCGGCGATACCGGAACGACGATCGACGCTACAACGTTCTCTCGTTTCGGTGCTGGAACTGCGGCTCTTGAGACAAGCTGGGTTCCTAGCCCAGTGTCTAGTGGCACGAATGGTATTCCGATCAACTCGGGCGTTGCCACGGGCTTCTGGTTCCAGGTAAGTCTCGATGCTGTTATGGGGTTTACTACGCAGGACGCAACTCGTTGGACGTATGCCGGTCTCTACGACATGACAACCAACTATGCGTCTAAGGCGGGTGCTGGTGCCTTCCCGCTGATCAGCTTGACTGCTGGAATCAGTAGTACGATTATCAACTGCCCGTTCTACCAGCACGGTCTTACTCGTATTCCTCCGTTTACGTCCATGGCTGGTGACGCTTGGGGTTACTTGGGGCATCTCGACACGCTTTCGGGCGCCACTAATGACTGGCCGGCTCTTCCTAGCGGTTCTACGACGGGTATGGACTTCACAGCGTCAAAGATCTCGATCAAGACCGATCAAGCTTCTTCGCCGAAGCGGGTGATCTTCGGAACGCTAAAGAACGTCTGGATCGTTCCTGCTTCTGGAATTACTCGTGGTGACACTTGCAAGGTTGCTGGCGTCGATTCGGTGCTTTCTGCGGCACTCGGTGGGTACGCGGTCGCTATTAAGGCCACCTAATGGCTGATTACGGGAATATTGCTCTGGCACCAGACCCGTCGATCTCTGCCATTACAAACTACGATCTGGTTCCATCGCATTTGACAAACGCTATCGACTGTTTGGTTGATTCGGGAGGAACACTGATGGCAATCACTAGCTATCTGATTGTAGGAACAACGACGCCAGTCTTGCCATACCATCCTCCGACGCCATACCAATGGCCTCGTGGAGATCTCGACGCAACCTAGGAAGGAACTAGATGCCTCAGAACGCAGAATCCATCCGCGCCTTCCTCGAGGCCTTGCCGCAAGACAAGGTTGACTTCGGAACCAAGGGCATGCGCTGGGGAGTCAGGCACAAGCGTGGACCCAATGGTCGGGTCAACGGCAATCACGAGAGTTCTACTCACAAGTCAATCAGCGAAATGAGCGACGACGAGCTTCGTACCGTGATCAACCGGATGAACCTCGAGAAGCAGTTTCGAGAACTGACCAAGACGCCGAAGAGCCCAGGCCGGGCTTACGTCGAGAAGGCACTGAAGGACGCAGGCAACAAGCAGGTCCAAGTGCTTCTCGCTAAGGCCGGAACCAAGGTCCTCGAGGCCGCGCTCACAGCCACGACTTCCAAGCAGACAGCAGGTCTTGCTGCCGGAACGGCATTGGCCAAGGGTCTAGCAAAGGCGGCAACGCATTGAGCACCGACCCTGAAGAGAAACCCGAAGAGGACGACAGCTTCGCAGCTTTCCTCGGATACGACTAGAAGGGAGGGTTGGCGATGAGTCTATCGAACACGGCGACACCGTTGTATTACGGTCTGTTTCGTGAAGCAGTGATGAACGGGGAGATCCCGATCAATGCTGAGATCGAGATGGAGATGCACCGAATCGATGATCTCATCGCCGACCCGACCTACTGGTACGATGAAGACGCTATCAAGGGCTTCATCGCTTTCTGTGAAGGAGAACTCGTCCTCACAGATGGCTCGCCATTCAGGATGCTTGACTCGTTCAAGCTTTGGGCCGAGCAGATCTTTGGGTGGTACTGGTTCGACACACGCTCGGTCTACGAGCCGAACCCAGACGGCCACGGTGGGCACTTCGTAACGAAGACCATCAAGAGACGTCTAACCACCAAGCAATACCTGATCGTCGCTCGAGGAGCGGCCAAGTCGATGTACGCGATGGCTATCCAGGCGTACTTCCTTGTCGTTGACCCGCATACGACGCATCAGATCACCACGGCCCCTACGATGAAGCAGGCAGAAGAGGTTCTAACTCCTCTCGCCACCGCTATCACCAGGGCCCGCGGTCCAGTCTTCAAGTTCCTGACCGAGGGTTCGCTCCAGAACACTACAGGGAACCGTAACAAGAGGCAGCAGTTGGCTTCTACCAAGAAGGGCATTCAGGACTTCGTCACTGGATCCATTCTTGAGATCCGACCGATGTCCGTCAACAAGCTTCAGGGAGCTAGGCCTAAGGTTGCCACCATTGACGAGTGGCTTTCTGGCGATCTCCGTGAGGATGTTGTCGCTGCTCTAGAGCAGGGCTCCTCAAAGGAGCAGAGTGGAACGCCGGACGACGATTACTTGATCGTTGCGATCTCTTCTGAAGGAACAGTCCGAGCCGGTAGTGGTGACACTATCAAAATGGAACTCCAAGAGATCCTTCGTGGCGACTACTTCGCTCCTCACATCTCGATCTTCCACTACAAACTCGACACGATCGAGGAAGTGGGGATGCCTGAGCGTTGGTTGAAGGCTAACCCGAACCTGGGCATCACGGTCCTATACGACACCTACCACAAGGACGTCGAGCGATCTGAGAAAGCACCTGCAACCAAGAATGACATCTTGGCCAAGAGGTTTGGCATTCCTCGAGAAGGCTTCACGTACTTCTTCACCTACGAGGAGACTCAACCGCCGACAAAGAGGCGCCACAACTTCGATCATCTGCCCTGTTCTATGGGCGTTGACCTTTCGATGGGTGATGACTTCTGTGCGTTCACCTTCTTGTTCCCTCTCGCGCGCGAGCAATTCGGCGTGAAGGGTCGAAGTTACATCACCTCTCTCACCTATGCCAAGCTGGATAGCGCGAGAAAGATGAAGTACGACGACTTCATCGCTGAAGGATCCTTGATCGTGTTCGAGGGGACCATCCTCGACATGGATCTGGTCTATGAGGATCTCGAGAAGTTCGTGGATGACCACAACTTTGATGTTCGCTCTGTGGGCTATGACGTCTATGGTGCCAAAGAGTTCATCAATCGTTGGTCTATCGAGAACGGCGATCACAGCATCGAGAAGGTCATTCAGGGCGCAAGAACTGAGTCGATCCCTCTTGGAGAGCTGAAGAACTTGGCAAGTCAGAAGCTTCTTCTGTTCGATCAGAAGATCATGACGTTCACCATGGGTAACTCGATCACGATGGAGGACACCAACGGTAACCGCAAGCTACTCAAGCGACGTGAAGAGAACAAGATCGACAACGTGTCCGCAATGATGGACGCGATGGTCGCTTACAAGCTACATAAGGAGGAATTCGAATGACATATTTGAGAGGAGGTGAGCATGCGGTGGACTGATCGAATCGTTCACGCGTGGAATGCCTTCCGGAATGGTCGAGAACTAGACGCTGCATATAGCGGTGGCGTCGGAACTTCGTATCGACCTGATCGATCGCCGTATCGCTTCGGTGGTGTGACGAATGAGCGATCTATCGTCACTTCGATCATCACGAGAATCGCCATCGACGTCTCCATGTTGGATTTCTTCCACGTGAAGACAGATCCTGAAACTGGAGCCTTCCTCGAGATCATTGACAGTGGTCTGAATTCCTGTCTGAGACTTGAGGCGAACATCGATCAGAGTTCTCTCGAGTTCATGCAGGATCTGGTCGAAACTCTCTGTCAAGGAGACGGTGTTCTCGCGATCGTTCCGACTGACACAACTCTCAATCCTAACGTCACTGGGTCATATGACGTGACTACGATGCGTGTCGGAAGGATTGTTCAGTGGAAGCCGCAAGATGTCGATGTGGTTGTCTATGACGACGAAGATGGTCGACACAAGACTCTTCTGAACATGAGCAAGCAGATCGTCGCTATCGTGCAGAACCCTCTGTACCAGGTGATGAATCAGCCGAACTCCACGCTTCAGCGTCTAGTCCGCAAACTCAACCTCCTTGACGTCGTTGACGAGAAGGCTGGGTCGGGGAAGCTTGACATCCTGATCCAACTTCCGTACACCATTCGCACCGAGGCCAAGGCCGACCAGGCGGAGAAGCGACGAAAGCAGATCGAGGCGCAGATGCAGAACTCGGTGTACGGCATTGCCTACATCGACGCCGCCGAGCACGTCACTCAGCTCAACCGACCGGCAGAGAACAACATGCTTGCACAGGTGGAATACCTGACGAAGATGCTCTACGGCCAGTTGGGCATGACTGAGGAAGTCATCAATGGCACTGCCGATGAGGCAACCATGCTGAACTACCACAACCGGACCGTCGACCCTATCGCACAAGCTATTGCTTTGGCGATGAAGCGTCGTTTCTTGACTAAGACCGGGAGAACACAGGGTCAATCCATCGAAGTTTTCCGCGATCCATTCAAGTATGCGACGTTGTCACAGGTCGCCGAAGCAACGGACAAGTTCTCCCGGAATGAAGTCCTTACTTCGAACGAGATTCGGGGCAAGATCGGTATGCGTCCTTCCAGTGAGAAGAGCGCAAACAAGCTTGCCAATCCGAACATGCCTCAGACTCCAGCAGTTGGGGCTAATCCGAAGCTAGCAATCGAAGCTCCAAAGCAACAGCCGGTAGAGCTCAAACAAGTTAAGAAGGGAGAACTTCAAAATGGCACCTGATTTCAGTGGTTGGGCCACTAAGGCTGGCCTGAAGTGCAGCGACGGCACGACCATCATGCCCGACGCCTTCACGCAGAACGACAAGAAGCGGGTTCCTCTGGTGTACCAGCACTTGCACCACAGCATTGACAACGTTCTCGGCTATGTCGATCTCGAGAAGCGTCCGGATGGCGTCTACGCCTACGGTTTCTTCAACGAGTCTGACGCTGGAAAGACGGCAAAGGCAGCAGTCGCTCATGGCGACCTGACGATGATGTCGATCTGGGCCAACGAACTCGTCAAGCGTGGCGACAACGTTCATGGTGGCGACATCAAAGAGGTATCGCTCGTTCTTGCCGGCGCCAACAAGGGCGCTCGGATCGAGAACGTTTACATCCAGCATGGCGAAACGGACACGATCGTCGAGGAGGAATTCATTCTCCACACCGGTATTCCGATCGAGCTCGAGCACGCAGCCGCAGGGTCTCTTCAGGAGGCTTGGGATGGCGTTCCGGAGCAGTACAAACAGGTCTTCTATGCGATGGCTGACGAACTCGTCACTGCCGCAGGCGGAGCATCTGTCCAGCACAGCGATGACGAGGGCGACTCCTCTGATTCGGAAGACTCTGACGCCGACGGGACTGAGGAAGAGGACGACACCTCTGACTCCGAAGACGACGCCAACGACAGTGACGAAGAGGACGACTCCTCCGACTCCGAAGACGACGACGCCAATTCCGGCGACGACGAAAGCATCCAACACCAGGAAGGACCGGTCATCATGACTCGTGTTTTCGAGCAGAACAAGAGCGCCGTCGAGCTCGCCAAAGAGACGCTGAACAACGACGCGCTCCGCCATTCCGCGCTGAACAAGCTCGCTTCGAGCTACTCAGAGGCGGTCAAGGCGGGCAAGAACCCCACGTGGAAGGAGTTCCTCGCACACTCGGAGGACATCCTCGCTCACGCCGAGGGCGACTACGGCATCACCAACATCGAGGAGCTCTTCCCCGACGCGAAGTTCGCCAATGGCGCCACTCCGCAGTGGATCACTCGTCGCATGGAGTGGGTCGACGAGGTCCTCAACTCCGCCCGCAAGCTGCCCTACGCGCGCATCAAGTCGCGTTCGGCAGACCTGACCCACGAGGAAGCTCGTGCGAAGGGTTACATCAAGGGCGAAGTGAAGAAGGAACAGTTCTTCGCAATCCAGGGCCGAGAGACCACACCCAAGACCATCTACAAGAAGCAGAAGCTGGATCGTGATGACATCATCGACATCACCGAGTTCAACGTCGTGGCCTGGATCTGGGTCGAGATGCGCTTCATGCTCCGCGAGGAAATCGCTCGTGCGGTCCTCATCGGTGATGGTCGTGAGGTCGACGACCCGGACAAGATCGACGAGAGCAAGATCCGTCCGATCGCGTTCGACGACCCGTTCTACACGGTGGTCGTTCCGATCGCCTCGACGGTCGTCAAGGACGATCTGGTCGATGCAGTGCTCTCGGCTCGTGAGGACTACGACGGCGGCAGCAACCCGACTGGGTTCATGACCCGAAAGACCCTCAACGAGATCCTTCTCGCGAAGGACACGCTCGGTCGACGTCTCTACGCCAACCGCGGAGAGGTCGCTTCGGCGATGGAGCTCGACTCGATCGTCACTGTCGGCATTCTCGACGGAGTCAACCACGATGCGGGTGACCTCCTCATGATCCTCGTGAACATGGGCGACTACTCGATCGGTACGGACCAGGGTGGCGAGATCACCACGTTCGACGACTTCGACATCGACGTCAACCAGTACAAGTACCTCATCGAGGGTCGTATGTCCGGCGCGCTCACCGAGCACCGCACGGCACAGGTCATCGTTCGGGCCAACTCGTCTGAGACGCTTGTGACTCCGGCAGACCCGACCTTCGTCAAGTCGACCGGTGTTCTGACCGTTCCGTCGACGGCTCACGTCGTCTACAAGAACGCCGACACAGGCGCAACTCTGTCGTCCGGTGCTCAGACCGCCATCGCTTCGGGCGCCACGGTTAACGTCACCGCCGACCCGGCCGCGGGATACTTCTTCCCGCACGGCTTCGACAACAACTGGTCGTTCACTCGCGACTGACGGTAGTCGTACTTCAAAATGGTACGATTCTATGGTGAGGTCGGTTACGCCCAATCTGTAGAGTCTTCACCTGGAGTGGCGGAGGACGTCATCACTGAGAGAAATCTCTATGGTGACGTCCTCCTGAACTCACGAAGGTTCGAGGAACAGCAGGATACCGTCAATGACGAACTGCGATTGAGCAATTCTGTCAGCGTTCTAGCTGACGAGTTTGCTTACAACAATGCCGAGAACATTCGATACGTCATGCTCTATGGGACTCGCTGGAAAGTGCAGAGCCTGCAGGTAGCTCGTCCAAGGATCATCCTCCGTTTAGGGGGTGTCTACAATGGACCAGTCCCTACAGGAAGTGCTTGAAGGCATCCCTGACGTAGTGAAGGCTTGGGAACAGCCGCCTAAGGGAACACAGCTGTCATATCCGTGCATCGTGTATATGCGCGATCTTTCAGCCAACGAGTTCGCGAACAACAAGCTTTACAAGCACATGAAACGGTGGCAGGTCACCGTTATCGACCCGAATCCCAGATCAGGGATTCCTGACGTGGTCGAGAATCTCCCTTACTGCTCCTTTTCGAGGAAGTTTGTAAGCGAGAACCTTAACCACACAGTCTTCAACCTCTACTTCTGAGAAAGGAAGTGAAATGACAAAAGCAACTTGGGATGGTTCCGGCCAGCGGAAGTACGAAACTGGTGTCGACCACGGGATGCTTTACAAGCCGGATGTGTCTGGCGTGTACAACACCGGATTCCCCTGGAACGGCCTGTCGAAGGTCACGGAAAGCCCCAGCGGCGCTGAGGCCACCGCGATCTACGCGGACAACATCCAGTACCTGAACCTCCTGTCTGCCGAGAAGTTCGGCGGCACCATCGAGGCCTTCACGTACCCGGATGAGTTCCTCGAGCACGACGGCTCGGCTGAGATCGGCGATGGGGTCACCGTCGGTCAGCAGACGAGGAAGCCCTTCGGGTTCTCCTACCGTTCTCTGATCGGGGACGACCTCGAGGGCAACGACGCCGGCTACATCCTCCACCTCGTCTATGGCGCCCTGGCATCCCCTTCGGAGAAGGCGCGTGAGACGATCAATGAGACCCCGGCACCCGTGCCGTTCTCTTGGGCGTTCACCACGACCCCCGTCCCCGTCCCTGGGTTCAAGCCCTCGGCACACCTTCAAGTCAACTCGATCGGTACGGATCCCGATGCGCTGGCCGCAATCGAGACCCTTCTTTACGGTACCGACGGAACGCCCGGCTCTTCGCCGTCGCTCCCCACGCCGGAAGAGGTCATCGCGATCCTCGAAGCGCCGTAACGAGTAGTTCCGGCAGATAGGAAGCCAGAGAATGCTGACAATTGAAGTTCCTTCTCAGGAATTGTTCGACCATGAATCAAAGGAATGGATACCCGTTCCGGCGATGACTATCGAACTTGAGCATTCTCTGGCTTCCATATCAAAATGGGAGGCAGAATGGGAGGTTCCTTTCCTCTCAGATGACGACATGGATGACACCCAAACGGTCTCATACATTCGCCATATGACTTTGACTCCCAACGTTCCTCCTGAGATCTTTGCGGTCCTAACCACAGAGCACCTTCGGGAGATTCAGGAGTACATGAGTGCTAAGCAATCAGCTACCACTTTCAACGAGCCTTCACAAGGCAAGGGTGGAAGCGGCCCACGCACCTTCGTATCCAGCGAACTCATCTATTACCAGATGGTCGCGTTGCAGATTCCTTTCGAATGTCAGTACTGGCACATCAAGCGTCTTCTGACTTTGATTCGAGTCTGCACAATTAAGTCTCAAGAATCAGATCCGAGCACCAGGAAGAGTGCGCCGGACGACATGGCTGCACGAAGGGCCGAAAACCTTCGTCGTCGACAGCAATACGGAACCTCAGGCTAGGAAGGAATCCGATGACGACTCTTATCTGGGACGAAATCGACAAGCGTCGCTTCCGGTCCGGAGTGGACCGTGGCGTTCTTTACCCCCCAAACGATGCTCCGGGTGTTCCTTGGAACGGTCTGGCGTCGGTCGAAGAAGCCCCTTCCGGCGGAACGATCACTCCTCGCTACATCGACGGCATTCGATACCTGAATACGGTCTCTAAAGAAGAGTTTTCAGGCACTATCGAAGCGATCACGTATCCAGATGAGTTTGAGGTTCTTGACGGAATCACGAGGGACTCTTTCAAGATTGGGTACGCTCATCAGCCTCGACACGAGTTTGGCTTCTCTTACCGAGTCAAGATCGGCAACGCGCTTAACCCAGATCTAGGGTACGAGATCCATCTGATCTACAACTGCACGGCAGAGCCTTCAACGAGGAAGAACTCCTCACTCAACGAGTCTCCAGGAGTAAGCAACTTCAGTTGGAAGTTCGAAACACGTCCCGTCTTTCCTCTCGGACAGAGGCCGACGGCGCATCTCATCTTGGACTCGACAGAGATCGATCCTGGCGTTCTGGCATTGATCGAAGATATCATCTACGGAACTCATGAAACGGATCCTCAACTTCCGGATCCGAACGACCTGGTCGCGTTCCTTGGTGGCGTCCCGATGCCCTTCCTTTACGTGCCATATTTCTATGTCATCGAGGCTGGAGAAGACGCTTCGACCTGGGTGTTCCCAGACGAGTCTGTCGGTGGAGATGCGGCTTACGATGTCGATACAGGTGATATTTACCTGAACGACGAGGCGAATACTCAGGTCTGTCTGTACCCATACATGTGGGATCTCACACTCCTTACAGATTTCCCAGCAGAGGCGCTTCTCGGCGATCTGGGATTCGATGGAACAACAGGCGATGTGTTCAGGAACACAACTGGCGCAGTGTCAGACCGTTTGGTTCCTGCCAAGTTCCGTGGCACTTACACACCTACCGATACAGCTCCATATCCTACCAGCGTGGAACCTGGGGATGGCTGGCTGATCAACGGCAACGTCATGGTGTGGCTCGGCACTACTTGGCACGATTTCGGCCCAGCCGCCGATCTCGTATAGCAAAAATTCTCCGGGGGGAGTTCTCGTGTCATCTTTTATAAGCTTCGAACAGTCGGGCTCGTTCAAGAACACCGAGAACTTCCTCCAGAGGATGCTGCAAAAACTTCAGTTGGAGATGATTCTGCATCACTATGGCAAGGCCGGTGTGCAAGCTCTCGCTTCAGCAACTCCAGTTGAATCTGGATTGACGGCTGAATCCTGGGACTACAAGGTCCTAAATACAGCCTCATCGTTTTCGATCACGTGGACTAACAGCCACGTCGTTGACGGCCGACCAATCGCCATCCTCTTGCAGTATGGTCACGGTACAGGTACAGGCGGATACGTCGAGGGTCGAGATTACATCAATCCCGCTCTCAAACCTATATTTGACCGACTCGCGGATGAAGTTTGGAAGGCGGTGACTTCTGCATGAGCAGCATTGACGAACGAATCGTTCAGATGCGGTTCAACAACCAGCAGTTCCAGAAGGGCGTTAAGGAAACTAACGACTCTCTCGGGGACCTGAAGAAGAGCCTCGACTTCAAGGGAGCCACTCGGTCCCTTGGCAACCTCGATCTCGCGACGAAGAATGTGTCTCTCAGCGGTCTTGCTTCGTCGATTGACAACATTGCGACAAAGTTCACCACGATGTCCGTTATCGGCATCACCGCTCTGGCAACGATCACGACTAAAGCCATCGAGGCTGGCGGAACGATCGCTAAGAAGCTGTTCATCGATCCAGCAAAGTCGGGTCTCTCGGAGTACGAAACCAACATCAACTCCATTCAGACCATCCTTGCGAACACCTCTGCTAAGGGCACCACTCTTGACCAGGTCAACAAGGCTCTTCAGGATCTGAACACGTACTCCGACAAGACGATCTACAACTTCGCTCAGATGGCGAGGAACATCGGTACGTTCACCGCGGCTGGTGTCGACCTCAAGACTGCCACCGGAGCCATCAAGGGTATCGCAAACCTTGCTGCTGTATCTGGTTCCAGCGCCGACCAGGCGTCTACAGCCATGTACCAGCTTTCTCAGGCGATCTCTACCGGTTCTGTGAAGCTCATGGACTGGAACTCCGTCGTTAATGCCGGTATGGGTGGCGAGGTCTTCCAAGATGCGCTTAAGCGCACCGCTCGAGCCCACGGCGTTGCCGTCGATGCGATCATCAAGAAGAACGGTTCGTTCCGTGACTCGCTTCAGGATGGTTGGCTAACTGCCAGGATCCTGACGGACACGCTTGCTCAGTTCACTGGAGACCTTTCGGACTCTCAGTTGAAGCAGATGGGGTTCACTGCCCAGCAGATCAAGGACATCCAGAAGCTTGCTAAGACTGCGGTCGGTGCGGCATCAGACGTCAAGACCTTCAGTCAGTTGATGGACACACTCGGTGAAGCTACGACTTCTGGTTGGTCTCAGACCTGGCAGATTGTTCTTGGCGACTTCGGTGAAGCCAAGACTCTCTTTACCCTTCTGTCGAACACGTTCGGCGGCTTGGTTCAAGCCTCAGCGAATGCTCGCAACAAGATGCTTCAGGACTGGAAGAATCTCGGTGGCCGAAAGGTCCTCATCGAGGCTCTTACCAACGTCTTCAAAGCTCTTGTGTCGGTCTTCAAGCCGATCCATAAGGCGTTCCGAGAGATATTCCCAGCAACCACAGGTAAACAGCTCTACGACATGACTGTGGCTTTCAGGAATTTCACTCGTCTTCTGATCCTTGGCACAGACGCTTCTTACGGTCTATATCAAGGGGCGAAGTTCCTTTTCAACATCTTCAAGATCGGCATTCAGATCATTGGAGGAATCTTCGGAGTCCTCTTCAAGCTGATTGGTGCGATATTTGACGGAGGAAAGGGCATCGCAAGCGCCGGCAAGGGGATTGGCGATTTCTTCCAGTTCCTCAACAAGGCCGTGGCTGATACGAGGTGGATCCCTGCGTTCTTCGAGGGTCTCGGTAACGCACTGCTGGTTCCGCTCAACTTCGTGAAGGCTTTCGTCGGTGCAGTTGCTGGCGGAATCCCCGGGTTCTTCAAGAACGTCGGTAACGCACTCATGGTGCCGATAGACCTCATGAAGCTGTTCGCAGCGACAGTCAAAGACGTGGTTCTCGCCATGGCGGGCTTCACCTCTGACGGCATCACGATTGCTCTCACTCGAATCACCGAGAGAATCAAGAGTCTCGGCAGGCTTGGTCAGGCGGTTATCGATATTTGGAACGACATCAAACGGGGCTTCGAGGCACTGGCGAAATTCCTTCAGCCAGTCACGGACGCCTTCGGGAAGATGTTCAAGGACATCGGTGCCAACATCAAGGATGCGCTCAAGGACGTCAGTTTCAGCGACGTTCTCGATCTCATCAACGTAGGCCTCGTCGGCGCTATGGTTCTCATCTTCAACAAGTTCGTCAACGGCTTCGGCAAAGACGTCAAGAAGAGTCTCATCGGAAACCTGAAGGAGATCACTGAAGGAATCACCGGAATTCTGAGCGGAGTCACTGACACCCTCAAGGCCATGCAGACAAACCTGAAGGCTGGAACCCTCGTGAAGATCGCTGGAGCCATCGCGCTTCTTACGGCTTCGGTTCTGATCCTTTCGTTGATCGATTCGGCTGCTCTGACCAAAGCTCTAGTTGCACTAACCATCATGTTCACGCAGATGGCTGGGACGATGGCTGTATTTGGGAAGATCGCGGCTGGTCCGAACATCGCTCAGGTGCCTGTGATGGCATTCTCTCTGATCCTTCTTGCAACTGCCGTGAACATCTTGGCCACTGCGGTCAAGAAGCTCTCGGAGCTCAGTTGGCAGGACCTGATCAAGGGGCTTGTCGGTGTCGTAGTGCTTCTCGGGGCAGTCACGAACGCGGCTAAGGGTATGTCAGGTAATGCTGCGAACCTCATTGCCACTGGCATCGGAATGATCGCTGTGGCCTTTGCCGTGAAGATCCTTGCCTCTGCGGTTAAGGATCTGTCGGACATCGGCTGGAACGAGATGATCAAGGGCCTCATCGGCGTAGGAACGCTGCTGGCTGCACTTGCGATATTTAACCGCCTCACGGTGGCAAACAAGAGTGCAATTGTGTCAGGTGTCGGTCTTATTCTGCTCGGTACTGCGATCAAGATCCTTGCAAGTGCCGTAAAGGACTTTGCAACGATGGACGTCGGTCAGATCGTTCAGGGTGTAGCTGCTCTTAGCTCAGTGCTTCTGGTGCTGTCTGTCTTCACGAAGGCGATATCTGGAGCAAAGGGTATGGTGGGCGCTGCCGTAGGCCTTCTCATTCTTGGTGGCGCGGTCAAGGTCATCGCTTCGGCGTTGAAAGACTTCGCGAGCATGTCTTGGGAGGAGCTGGCAAAGGGCCTTCTCGCTATGGGTGGCGCTCTTCTCCTGATCACAGCGGCGATGCTTGCCATGCCTCCGAGCATGATAGTGACTGCTGCGGGCCTTGTGCTTGTAGCTGCTGCTTTGAAGATCATCGCTTCCGCTCTGAAGGATATGGGCGGGATGTCGTGGGAGGAGATCGGCAAGAGCATGGTCGTACTGGCCGGCTCTCTGATCATCCTGGCTGGCGCAATGTATCTCATGACGGCTGCTCTTCCTGGAGCTGCTGCTCTACTGGTCGTTGCTGGCGCTTTGGCCATCTTGACACCGGCACTGCTCGCTATGGCGCATCTGTCATGGGATCAGATCGGTCGAGGCCTTACGATGCTCGCTGGCGTCTTCCTTGTGATCGGTGTTGCGGGTTTGGTTCTGACACCTCTGGTGCCAGTGCTTCTCGGTCTCGGTATCGCTATCGGTCTTATCGGAATCGGAATCGGTGCTGCTGGAGTCGGCATCCTCGCCTTCGCGGTGGGGTTGACTCTTCTTGCAGCGGCTGGTTTGGCTGCTATACCAGTGGTAATCGCTCTGGTTACAGCCATTCTCAACCTGATTCCGATGGCTATGCAGAAGCTAGGAGAGGGAATCGCGGCGTTCGCTAAGGTCATTGGCGACTCTGCACCACTTTTCCTGGATGCCATGGTGAAACTCATCATGACACTTCTGACGGCCATCGATACGGTAGCTCCGAAGATCATTGACACCCTTGTCAAGTTGATATTCAACCTCCTAGACGCTCTTGTGAAGGTGATTCCCAAGTTCGTCGATGCTGGCATGAAGATCATCTCTGGTGTGCTCAAGGGTATCGCCGACAACATCGGTAACGTGATCAAGCAGGGCACGAACATCGTCGTGAACTTCCTGAACGGCATCGCGAACAGTCAAGCTCGGATTATTCAGGCAGGCATCAACCTCGTGATTAAGTTCATCGAGGGTCTGGCTAAAGGCATCCGTGACAACACTCAACGCATGTACCGTGCTGCTGCGGACTTGGGTGACGCAATCCTGAACGGCCTCACTGGAGGTCTCTGGGGAGGTGTCAGCCGGGTCGTCAATGCTGCTGCGCATGTGGCTCAGAGTGCTCTGGACTCTATTGCACACGTGTTCGACTCGCACTCGCCCTCTAAGAAGGCGATCATGCTTGGTGGATTCGTGTCAAAGGGTTTGGCGATCGGTATCACTAAGCTGTCTAACGAGGCTGAGAAGGCTGCTGTTATGACTGCTACGAAGGTGGTTAATGGCCTCACAAAGGTTCTTTCCCACATCGATGAGTTCGTCAACCAGGACCTGAAGTCGCCCGTAATCACTCCGACGCTAGACATGTCTGCGCTGAAGAGAGATGCAGGACAGATCACAGGGATTCTCGCAAGCCCGAAGCTCACAGCTAAGGACTCGCTGATTCTCGCTCGTGCTACGTTGGCTGATGCTCAGGCGAATCTCGATGCCCGTAACAAGGTAATCGAGGAGAACCGAGCAGCACAGCTCCGCGGCATGCCGGCGCCTGTCCAGTTCATTCAGAACAACAACTCCCCGAAGGCTCTTCCGAAGGCGGAAATCTACCGTCAAACGCAGAACCTTCTCTCAGGTGCAAGAAAGGTGGTGACGCCAGAAGGTGTTGCAACAGGTTGATGCTACAAACCCTGCTGGCATGGTTCTACCAATGCCACTTTTCGACACGTCAGATGGTTTCGAAGTCATTGAGATCCGAGGATTGGGGCCTGTTGCCGCCGATCTGGTTTTCTCTGACTTCGGAACCATCGACGGGGAGGATTTCCAGGCTGGAAGCCGTGGGAAGAGGAACATCGTGTTGGAAGTGGGTCTCCACCCCAACGCGGACTACACGGACGCTGCGGACCTCCGAGAGAGGCTGTACGATTGGTTCTCGCCAAAAGCAGAGGTCAATCTCATGTTCTCTCGGAGGAACAAAGCTCCGGTAGATATTGTGGGTCGTGTAGAGACATGCGAACCTGCGATATTTACGCAGGATCCGACGATGTCGATCTCCATCCTGTGTGGCTTTCCTGACTTCCGAGCTCTTGAGGATGTCTCCTTCGACGGTACAACAACTGAGGGAACAGACCCAGACCTTGTCATGTACGAAGGTACGGCGGAGAACGGGTTCATGTTCACCATGACGGTAGATCGTGATATTTCGAGCTTTGTTATCAGTCGAGGCGCAAACAATGGCCCCGGCAGGTCTCTCTCCTTCAATGGAGCACTGGAGACCGGCGACAAGATCGAGATAAGCACTGTCGAGAGGGCTAAGGGTGCTTGGCTCACTCGTGACGGCATTCGAACTTCGGTTCTGTATGCTGTCAGATCGTCTAGTGACGAGTGGATTAACCTCAAGAAGGGCGAGAACGACATCACTGTTTACACGACTGGTGCGGCGATCCCGTATCGATTGGACTTCCTCCCGAAGTATGTGGGGATCTGATGGCGAATCTCTACCTCCTCAATCCGCTTTTCCTTCCTGACACGATCGTCGATGACTACTACTCCCTCATCTGGACCGAAAGGTTTCAGGCGTATGGGGACTTCGAGTTGGTGGTCGCCTTCAACGATCTCAATCGGCAGCGTTTCCCTCGCGGCACTCTGCTCGGCAGGGACGATACGTACAGGGTAATGGTCGTGGAGACAACCGAAGTCGGCATCGACGAAGACAATCGAAGGATCATCACGGTTACTGGTTGGTCGCTGGAGAAGATCCTGGAGCTACGTGTCGCGAGTGACTCGTGGGACAACACTACGGATCATCCATATTGGTCGCTCACAGGCACCCCAGGAAACATCGCACGGACGATATTCTGGGAGGCATGTGTGTCAGATCCTCTCGATCCTCTCGACGAGATCCCAATGATGCAGCCAGGGAACTTCTTTCCAGCAGACACGCTACTTGAACCTAGCACAGAAGTAACAATGCAGGTTCCGGTAGGGACGGTCTATGACCGTATCAAAGAGATCTGCGAGAAGTACGATCTGGGCTTCCGTCTCGTACGTAGCGACAACGCTGCACAGCTATTTTTCAACATCTTCGCTGGAAACGATCGCTCCTCATCTCAAACCGTCTTGGAGAGCGTTATATTTGGCCAGGATCTTGACAACATGGCTAACCTCAAGGAGCTCGCTTCGATAGCGAATTACCGTCAGGTCGCCTACGTGTTTGCTCCGGCAGGGACAGGCGTAGTCTATGATTCAACAGCTTCCATGACTGCTTCGGGCCTGAACCGTCGCGTTCTACTCGTGGAAGCCACGGACGTCACAACAGACTTCGTGACTGAGTCGGGGCTTCCACTCGATGAGATCCTTACCGAACGCGGTACGGACGCTCTTGAGAAGGCTCGTAAGACGATGATATTTGACGGCGAGGTATCCCAGTACGGCAAGTATCAAGAAGGAGTCAACTACCTTCTCGGCGATGTCGTTGAGATGCGAGACCTAGATCGAGTCAAGAAGCTCGTCCGGGTACAAGAAGTCATCAGAGCCTCTGACTCACAGGGCCAACGCACGTATCCGTCCTTCGTCGATCTCCTCTACATCCAGCCTGGAACTTGGGCTGATCGTGGTGGTATCACAGACGACTGGCTGCACGCTGATGGCTACTGGGCAGATGCATCGCCCGAAGAGCCGCCTCCAGTCATCGATATTCCCGGCGAGTGGGAAGACGAGACTACGGACGAATGGGCCGACGAAACAACCAAGGTGTGGAAAGACGCCAGTGACATCATTTAGGAGGAACAATGGCAGTAGGTGACATTGCCAGTGGTGCCGGGTATCCCCTAGTCCCTGACACTGGCTCCGACGACGCTCGGGTTCGTTGGGGTGCGCGAGAGATCAACAGGACTCGAGACTTCGTCGCCTCGATCGCTCTGTCTCTTGCCACGACCAAGGGAGGCTGGCGCGCAAAGGCAGGTATCTCGTCAGGAACAGCAAACCCTACGGGTGGCGCCGACGGTGATATTTACCTCAAGACGCTGTAGGCGGTGACATGACCGACTACACAAAGCCAACCGGGTCCGCCGGTACCATGATGATCCGTGATACCGGAAGTACGGTAGAGCTCTGGTTGCGCAGTTCAGATCCTGCGACTCACAGCGGAGCTCTTCCTTACAGCTATTCTGGTGTTGGTGGAAGTGGTAGCGGTACGGTCAACTACCCAACAGGCAGTCCTTGGGTTAAGGTCAAGACTCTGACAGTAACCACGACAGGAAACGTCACGTTCGCCATTGGCGCTACGGGCACGTCCGGTTTTGGTGGACCTACGAGTTTCACCCACCTCATCTCGAGAACAACGGTGCCTGATGCACCAGTAGCAAAGCCGATATACAACGTCTTGCACACGTCATTTACGTTCGAGTTCGACGATCCTGCCGATACTGGCGGTTCTGCGATCACCGGTCGTGAGTACATGCTGTCGGACGTCAACACCTTCGCAGGTGCTGTATGGACGGCCGCCCCAAGCACTGGCATTGTGAACATCACTGGTAAGAAGCCAGGGACGGTTTACTATGCTAAAGCGAGGGTAAGGAATGCCAGTGGCTATAGCCCTATATCTGCGATTCGCACCACAAGGACTCTTGCCGGTGCGAAAGTTCGTGTGGGAGGAGTTTGGAAAGATGCAATCCCATACGTACGAGTTGCCGGTGTCTGGCATCCTGCTATTCCTTACGTACGTGTGCTGGGCGTTTGGAAAACAACGGTGGAATGAAAGGAGAGAAATGAGCGATACCACCAATCTCACTCGTCGTCAAGCACGACAGCTCGAGCAGGGGAAAGAGCCGACGGCACTTCTCCAGAACAAGACGTACGACCGCCTGAAGTTCACGGTCCAGATCGTCCTTCCTGCTCTGGCAGTCTTCTACACGACGGTCGCGACCATCTGGGGTCTGCCATATGCCACTCAGGTGGCACTCACGCTGGCAGCCATCGCTGTTCTCGGGGGGTCACTCCTCCAGCTCAGCAAGAAGAGCTACCAGAACGTCACGGACGCCTCCTCGCAGTAAAAACAGGGGTATAAGTAGAACCCCACTGAAAGGAGAAACCCGTGCTGTTTGCTAAACCCAAGCCGACGGAACCCAACCCCATCATTGTAGAGCGTGACCGCGTTCTCAAGAAGATGAGTAGGACCAACCCCACTTCGGACGAGTACATGCGCATGATCCAGCACGTGAATCGACTGCAGGCAATGCTGCCCCCTGAAAAGGAAGCCAAGCGTCACCTGTCATTCGACAACCTGCTGAACACTGCCGCGTACCTGACGAACACGTTGCTCGTGCTCAACTTCGAGAAACTCAACACAATCACATCGAAGGCGTTCGGGTCCCGTCCGCCAAGGACGTAGACACTCGGACTCGCCCCCAGCGAATCTGAAAGGGGAAGACCACTAGTAAGGATACATATCCTGAACCTGGTCTTCCCTTTTTCAGATTCGCATGTAAAACCTTGCCTTCAAATTTTCCCAGTGGGATATTTCGTCAAAACAGTCGCAAAATATACACACCTTATAATGACACCCCACTGATTTGAAAGGAACCAAAATGGCCCACCACGCCGTTGCTTACCCCACCTTCAGCCTCAGCGAAATGGACCTTGCCATCAAGATCGAATGCCCAACACACGGCATCGTTCACGAGACCAAGAGTGCCAACCTCGCTACGGTTGCAGTCAGGAAGCACGAGAAGGACTATCACCCCCGCTCTTACCAGAAGCTGTACGCATAACCCAAGCTGCCCCTAACACGGGCACAAGGTTTGTCTCGCAGAATTTTCCTTCCTTATAATGACACCCCTCTGAAAGGAAAGAAATGCCCAACAACGACTCACAGTCCCTTGCTGACGCAGCATTCACCTTCGCCAGTTACACCAAGACCGCAATCAACGATTACGACGTGTTCAAGGAGGTTGGTTCGCCGTTCACACAATGGAACTTCGAACGAGACCTCCCGAACCTCCAAGTACTCGCCGAGCGTCTCATGGACCTGGCGTTCGATGAAATGCGTCGCAAGCGCGAGATGACCCCGTTTCAGCGATTCCTCGCCCGCTTCACAGAGCGTTAACCCTAGCTGCCCCTAACACGGGCACATGGTTTGTCTTTTTCCTCGCAGAAAAAACCGGGCTTATAATGACACCCCTACCCTCTGAAAGGAAACCCAAAATGGACACCAACGAACTCGACAACACCGAGACCACCATGGTCGTTCGCTACGAGTCCCCCTCCATCGGAGAGCAGCTCACTCAAGCCGCCATCGCCACCGCGATCAGCATCGCCATCCCCGTTGCTATCGCCGGAGTCGTGGTCGCTGGAGCCGCTGTCTACTCCGGTGGAGTCATCGCAGTCGACAAGACCAAGGAGCTCATCGCCAACCGCCGAGCCTCGAAGGCCGCCAAGAAGGCCGCCAAGACGACCAAGTAGTACCTCAACCTAGCTGCCCCTAACACGGGCACAAAGGTTGTCTTTTTGTCTTTCGCAGGAAAAACATGGGTATTAATGACACCCCTCTGAAAGGAATACCCCATGTTTAAGAACCCTCTGAAAATGGACGTCGTTCACTCTCTCGATGAGGAAACCAAGGAATACCTCGACCGGAAGATCGAAGGCTTCAAGCACCTGATGCGCGATACCTTCATCATCCTCGCCGTTGCCATTCCCTGCGTGATCCTCTTCGGGGTCGTGGCCAACGCCACCGGAGACATCATCGTGGACAAGCTCACAGAGTAGTCCAACGACCGCGCGCCCCTAACCTGGGCGCAAAGTCTGTCTCTCGCAGAATAAACTGGGGTACTAGTGAGAAGAGAGAATCGTCTAACGATTCAAAAGCCCTACGCACGACGCGAACGGTGGAAACTCTTTCTCACACTTTGTCTCTTGAAAGGAGAACAAATGAGCAAGCTCAAGAAGGAGATCCGCGCGCTCAAGAACGAGCACAAGCAGATCGATGACGAGATCAAGTGGTGCAGAGCCTTCGTGGAGGCAACCAGGGAAGTAGCCCCATATCTGGTACGGACGGGCGATTTCAACTTCTTCGTGGACGCCTACCACTGCCCGAAGCGCCACTACCAGCGATATTTCGCCCTTCGTAAGATCGGTATCAAGAAGGGCTACATCAACCAGACGATGGTGAGGAAATGAACGAGCTGAACCCTGACTACATTCCGCCTATCGTCGCGATTCCGGTCGCTTTGGTTCTGTGCGGGATTCTCGTTGTGATGTGGATCCGTGATCGACGAAAGGGTCCGAGCATCATCGAAGACGGAGTTGCTGAAGTAGCTCCGCCAGCTCTTATGAGCGCTACCGAGGTCAAGATGTGGCCTAACGAACAACCGTTCGTATGGGTCAAGAAGGAAGGCGTATGGACTAAAGCTTTCCCCAAGATCCAGGAAAACGGCCAATGGCGAGACATGACTTGGGACGAAGTCGAGATCGCATTTAAGGAGAATCAAGAATGGCTATCGCTACTGCAGTCCGGGGACTGACTCAACTGCTGTCGAGGAACGCTCCGGCTATCCTCACAGGCCTCGGTGTGGTGGGTCTCGTCGGAACCACGGCGTTGGCCATCAAAGCCACCTCGGACGCAAAGGACGATATTCGCCGTGCCGCTCTCGAGCGCTCGGACGAGATCTCCTCATTCCATCCGGACGAGTTCACACGGATGGAGATCCTCGAGATCGTATGGAAGCGCTATATTCCAGTAGCACTTTCATGCGGCGTATCGATCGTTTGCATCATCGGAGCACAGACGATGAACGCCAAGAGGATCGCAGCCCTCGTGAGCGTCTATGCTCTGTCGGAGCAGACTCTCAAGGAGTACCAGGACAAGACCCTCGAGGTCGTCGGAGAGAAGAAGGAACGCCAGATTCGAGAGAAGATCGCTGAGGATCGCATCGCCTGTCTCGAGGATGACGATATTCCGATGGCTTTCGATGACAGCAAGATCGTCTTCTTGGACCCGATCACCGGACGAACGTTCATATCCGACATCGAGTCCATCAGAGCGGCTGTGAACGACGTCAACCTCGAGGTCATCAACCACATGTCCGCACCGCACAACGTCTTCTACCAGTCGCTTGGGCTTGACTCAGCAATTGCTGGAGACGAACTGGGGTGGAACACCTCACACAAGATGGACGTACGATGGTCGGCTGTCTCTCGAGACGGAAAGCCGATATTCATGCTGGACTACGTCCACCTGCCCATCCGCGACTACGACAGAATCTGGGGATCGTGATGGCAACCAAGCGCAAGCCCGTGCCAGCAATGGAGGAGTTGATCGTAACTCCTCGCAAGAAAAACCCGCTCAATAGTGACACCCAGTCACACAACAAAGGAGAAGAAATGACCAAGGCCGAAGAGCCCACCGTCGTCGAAGAGCCCAAGCCCTCGAAGTTCGAGCGCATCAAGCCGATCGCCAAGAAGGTCCTGATCTGGACGGGCGTCGCCGCAGGATTCGTCCTCGGTGCCGTCCTCCTCGCCAAGACCTTCGAGACGAGCGAAGAGATCGCAGAACTCGAGGAGAAGCTCCCCGACAACGTCACGGAACTCAAGCCCGCCGCCTGACCCGAAGTCGGCACTGGGAGGACCGCCCATGTAGCATCACGTTACATGGGCGGTCTGTTTGTCTCTCACCCAACACTTAAGGAATTCAATGCTCAAGCTTCCCATCACTTTTAACGACTTCAACGGCAACCCGCACAAGCGCACTTACGAGTTCAACTACACGCAGTTCGAGCTCGCCAAGAAGGAGATGACCGCCGACGGCCTTCAGGGCTACCAGGCGTTCATCGAGCGCGTCAGCGAGGCCATGGACACGAACACCCTCATGAAGGAGTTCGAGGACTTCGTCGGCAACGCTGTCGGCCGTATGTCGGCAGACGGAACGAGCTTCGACAAGTCGCCTCAGATCCGTCACGATTTCGAGATCTCTGCAGCCTACGCGACGCTCTGCATGCGTATGGTCACGGACGCCGATTTCGCCGCCAACTTCGTCAACCAGACGATTGGCCTCACGCCTCAGCAGATCGCTCAGGCAAAGAACCTTCCGCAGGACCGTCTGCCGAAGAACGAAGCCGCTCCTGAGGTCTTCCCCCCTCAGGAGTTGGTCGTAGAGCAGCCCTCGCAAGAGGACTTGGACGCATGGGGTGTCATCCAGCGATCCAATGCTCCGACCGAACTCGGTGCGTCCCAGCCCACCGAGTAAACGAGTTGGGGGTCCGAGTTTCGGAGGGAGTTACTCGGGCCCCCGCTCATCTAGTCTCTTTGAAAGGAGAATGAAATGAAGAAACGCGATATCGCCAAAGCAGTTCTCGGTACCACCGCTGGTCTCGGGGTTGCCACCGTGATCGGAATGACAGGCGCGGCTGTCTCCGCGATCAACATCGGACTCGGGATCAACTCTGGTCGCATCACCAATTTCCTCTTCAAGGCCGGCATCTTCACTCTCGGTGCATATGCGGGGGATAAAGCGATCGAGTATGCCAACAAGCAGATCGACGACCTCGGCGACATGTACGACCAGGCCCGAGGAATCGGAACGATTTACGTCATGAAGGAAACGGATCCCACACAGCCCGACAACTCGGCTGAGAAGGAGTAAACTAGCATGCCCGAAGAACCGAAGCGTACCAAGTACGCTAGCAACAGCAGCGATGCCAAGGAAGTCGTTGCTGTGCCGGAGCGAGAGAAGCTCCAGCCCGTTATCTCGGGTACCGCAAGGGTCCAGAAGAGGTCTGTCGGTCAGAAGCTCGGTGAGCTCTTCTCCGGCCCTCGTGCTCGCGACGTCGGTCTTTACGTGATTCAGGACGTAATCGTTCCAGCGATAAAGGACATCCTGTACGACTCGACTGTCGGGGCTCTCGAGATGCGTCTTTATGGAGGAGGCGTGTCGCGTAGGGCGCGATCCAGCTCCTCGTCGTCACGGACGCCATATCGCACGATGTCGGAGACGAAGACCAAGACGAAGATCTCGTCAACGTCCTCTGCAGCCCCTCGTGAGAGGGAGTTCTCGGATGAAGATCGAGCGATGCACAACTTCGGAGCCATCGGTCTGTCCAGTCGAGGAGAGGCCGAGAGAGTTCTGGATGCGATGATCACTCGTCTCGAGAAGTTCGAGGTAGTTACGGTCGCTGACCTGTACGACTTCGTCAACATCACGAGCGACTTCCCGGACAACCAGTACGGATGGCAGGATCTCCAGGGCTCTCGGATAAACCGAAACCACGATGGGACCTACAGCCTCCTTCTGCCCAAGGCCGTCGATCTGACGGATTAGGCGTGTCACTGATCAACCCGGACGAGACGGTTGAGGAACGCAAGAAACGAATCAATGCGATCCTCGACCGTAACTCGCAGCCTGTCATCTGCGATTTCTGCGGAAAACCCACCATGCGCAGCGTAACGAATGTGGGCGACTCAATCGACGTCGTCCTCGTTTGTGATCTGTGCGTCAAAATCGTCTACACACAAAGGATCTAGATGAGAGATCTTATGTGGAAGGTTCGCCACTTCCACTTTGGCCAGTCAACCTTTGCCACCGGCCGCGGCAATCTCAGTTACTGCACCCGATGCGGTAACAGCAGAACCCTCAACAAGGAGAGAAAATGAACTTTGCAGTACTCAAAACCGTGGGAACGCGGGCATTTCACGGTGGGGTCTTCCTCGCCAAGAAGTACTCGCCGGAGATCCTCACGGTCGTCGGCGTTGTCGGTACGGGCGTGGCCGCAGTCATGGCTGCTCGTGCGACGACCAAGCTCGAGCCCATCGTGGACGAGATCCAGAACGACATCCAGACGATCGAGGAACTGGCGGCAGGTACCGAGGACCACTCGGACGAGGCAAAGGACAAGGCCTTCGTTTACGGTCGTGGTGCCATAAAAATCGTCCGCCTATACACTCCTTCAGGAACCGTGTTCGTCCTTTCCGCCGCTTCCATCCTCGCGGCACACGGCATCCTTCGGCGCCGACTCGCCAGCGTCACCGCCGCTTATGGCCTTCTCGAACGTCTTTACTCCGATTACCGGGCCCGTGTCGCTGAAGAGCTTGGAGAAGAAAAGGAGAGGGAACTCCACTCGGGGTATCGGGTGGTAGAGGAGATCAACGAGAAGGGCAAGAAGGTCAAGGCGCTCGTCAAGCCGGCTTCGTCCTACTCGCAGTATGCCTTCTGGTTCGACAACGATGCCCGGCAGTGGGAGCCGGTGCCGGAGCTCAACCTCCTGACCCTCAAGCACGCTGAGCACCACTTCACGAACCGTCTGCGGCTTCGTGGCTACGTGATGCTCAATGAGGTTCACGACTTCCTGGGAGTTCCCCCGACCGACACGGGTGCCATCTGCGGATGGATTCTCGGACGAGGGGACGACTATGTCGATCTGGGCTTCATCGACCCCACGAACGAGAGGGCACGCGCCTTCGTCAACGGCGAGGAGAACGTCATCCTCCTTGACCCGAACGTCACGGGCATGATCTGGGAAGACATCCCGCGAGTCGCACGGGTTCTCGGCCGATAACACAACAAGCACAAAGGAGCAAATGATGGATGCAAGCAAACTGGAAGAACTGGCCAAGAGAGACCTCAAGGAGGTTCTGGATCAGTTCGAGGGAGCAACAGAATCCGAGAAGCAGATGATGGAGCGTTATCTCGATGAGATCGTCGTCGAGGTCACACCTAAGCCTCCGATCCCTGGACACTGGATCAAGAAGGATCAGCCTCAGGGAGAACCACCGGTCAAGAGACCTTACGTTCGACGTGAGCACCTGACCGATCGTCCTCTTCTGCACGACGAGGCTCTGGAGGCGCTCAAGAAGGACCTGCACGCACAGGACAAGCGCAACCAGGCCAAGCAGGCACGGTTCACAAGGACCGCTCGAAGCCGTCGGCAGAAGTACTCGAAGTAAGCATCCATCAAGGAGAAATGATGAACACACGCGTTATCCACATCGTCATTCCGGCGACGACCTTCTTGATCGGAGGACTTCTCGGTTGGTACTCGGTGAAGAAGAGGTACGAGGAGCTCGCCAATATCGAGATCCAGTCCGTCAAGGACGAGTTCGAGAAGGCAAAAGCGGAGATCCCGGAGCTCACGGAGGAGGAACTCATCGAGATGGTTGGTGATGCCGAATCAGCAACTCTTCGTGATCTTCAGGCGCTCAAGGAGCAACTGATCGCAGAGCAGGGCTACTCCACGTACGAAGAGGACGAGATCGGTCCTCCGGAGTTCACAGTCAGCCAGGAAGTTCTGACCCTGTGGGACGAGGAGCACCGATCGATCTTCGACGAGCTTCTGGCGGCTCGTGATCTTCCGGACTTCGACGACCAGGTTCCTTACGTGATCTCCGTCGAAGAGTTCATGACAGAATTCGTCGACGACTACGAGAAGATCACACTCACCTGGTGGGACGGGGACGAGACTCTCACTGAGAGCGCAAGCAACGCCCGCCAGCCTTCCATGGTGCCTGTCGCTGAGAACCTCGGCGTCAACCTTTCCTACTTCGGTGTGGGCACGAACGATCCCGAGATCGTGCACATCCGAAACAACAAGAAGCGCATCGACTTCGAAGTGATCCGAACGGAGGATGCCTACTCGAAGGCGATCCTCGGCGTTGTCGATCCGGAACACGAGAAGGTGACCCGTCCTCGCAAGGTGGTCAAGATGAGGAAAGAGGATGGTTGAGTGTTAACGGGACACTAGATGATCGGTACTTCGAATGGCTCTACAGCAAGGTAGGAGTCGTTCGAAACCGAAACCCTGAGCGTTCGCACTGGTCTCTTTGCAGGCAGTTCTACACGAAGCAGTTCGTATGGTGGGTCCCTAATGATGGGAACCGCATTACGGACGCGATGGAAATTCGTGCGGAATTCTGCAGAGAGACCGGTGCGGACCCGGACGTCCTGTGGTTGGATCTCGGGTGCTCGATGCTCGAGATGCTCATAGGTCTCTCCCGACGACTGTCTTACGAGGCCGAAGGTTCTGCCTTCGCTTGGTTCTGGAAGATGGTCGACAACCTGGGGCTTTACAACTACACGGACGATATCTACGAGATCTCAATCGCAGAGGAGGTGGATGAGGCATTAGACAGAATCAACGACAGGACATACGAGTGGGACGGTCGAGGAGGCCTCTTCCCACTAGACGACGCGATGAAGGATCAAAGGACTACGGAACTGTGGTATCAAAAGGAAGCGTACTTGCTCGAGCACGATCGGGTCGAGCAGGGACCGTCTGCGGCCTAACCCAGGGGAGGGGGATGAATGGACTTCTACAAAATTCGAGAGCGTGAGGGACAGAAGAAAGGAACTCTGGATGTCTACCTTGACTTCCAGGTACACCGCTCTAAGGACCTCATGGTTCGGGGTAAGGACTTCTATGGAGTCTGGGACGAGAAGGCGGGTCTCTGGTCACGCGACGCGTATGACGTACAGAGGCTCGTCGACGAAGAACTCAGGGCATATGAGGTTCGGACTCCGGGGCTCTTTGACATCAGCAAGAAGTTCATGGGCAACTTCACGACTCACTCGTGGTCGCAGTTCCAGAACTACCTAGCGAACCTCAAGGACAACTTCAGGCAACTCGACGGCAAGCTCACGTTTGCTGACACAAAAGTAACGAAGGAGGACTATGTCAGTCGGCGGCTCTCTTATTCGCTTCAGGAAGGGGACCACTCTGCCTGGGACGAAATCCTCTCGACTCTCTACGAGCCGGAAGAAAGAGCAAAGATCGAGTGGTTCTTCGGGGCGATTGTCTCTGGAGATACAGCAACGATTCAAAAACTTCTTGTTTTCTACGGACCCCCCGGGAAGGGGAAGTCCACCATCATCAATATCGCCTGTCTTCTATTCGACGGTTACTGGGAGACCTTCGACGCCAGAGCTCTCACTAGCGCAAATAACAGCTTTGCAGCGGAGACTTTCAAGTCAAACCCCCTCGTAGTCGTCGATCACGATACTGACCTGAGTCAGATCCGGGATTACAGCAAGCTCAACTCGATCTCAGCCCATGAGTGGATGACGATGAACGAGAAGGGTAAGCCGATGTACTCGTTCAAGCCGATAGCAATGCCAATGCTCGGTACGAACAAGCCCGTCAAGATCTCGGACGCTCAGGCCGGCATCATTCGAAGGATGATCGACGTCCAGCCGACCGGGAAGCTTATCCCGCCGAGGAAATACCAAGCGCTCATGGGGCAGGTGGAGTTCCAACTCGGAGCTATCGCCTATCACTGCCGTGAGGTCTACCTCGAGATGGGTAAGCACTACTACGAGAACTACAAGCCTCTAGAGATGATGCTCCAGACGGATGTCTACTTTAACTTCATGGAGGAGCACTTCGACCTGTTCAAGATGCAGGACGGCGTGACCCTAACTCAGGCTTACAAGCTGTACCAACAGTTCTGTCTCGATAGCGGGATCGAAACTAAGGCGCCGCGACACAAGCTTCGTGATGAATTGAAGCAGTACTTCGAGCATTTCGAGGAGAGGGCAGCATCGCCTCTTCCCGACGGGACACGGCCTCGTAGCTGGTTCTCGGGGTTCAAGGAGGAGAAGTTCTCGATTCAGAAGCCGGAGGAGCACCAAGTGGCACTGGTTATGGATCAGACAGAAAGCCTTCTGGACGTGCGTTACAAGGACTGCCCTGCGCAGTACGCGAACTCTCACGGAACGCCGATCAAGTACTGGCGTAAGAAGACAGTGATGCGCTTCGATCCCGAGTTGGGTGAGAAGGTCGAGATGGAGCTCAGCGACGATCAGGTCGTTAACACCAAGCTCAAGGATCTCGACACCCAGCAGTTGCACTACACAAAGCCCATCGAGGGCGACATCATGATCGACTTCGACATTAAGGACTCATTTGGACAGAAATCCTTCGAGCTCAACCTCGAAGCCGCCAGTAAGTGGCCCCCCACCTACGCTGAAGTCAGCCAGGGAGGGAACGGAATCCACCTCATCTACGAGTACGTCGGAGACCTCAGCCAACTCAGCCCCATCTACGGAGAAGGCATCGAGATTAAGGTGTTTACGGGGGACACGTCGATGCGCCGAAGGGTTCTCAAGTGTAACAACGTGCCGGTTGCTCGCCTCGAAGGTGGGCTGCCTCTAAAGGAGAAGAAATCGATGGAAGCAGGAAGTCAGATCAGATCGGAGAGGGGACTCCGAGAGATGATCGTGAGGAACATGCGGAAGGAGTTCCATCCAGGCACTAAGCCATCAATGGACTTTATCCACAAGATCCTCGAAGATGCCTACATGTCGGGCATCCAGTACGACGTCACGGATATGCGACCTCGAGTGGTCAACTTCGCGGCCATGAGCACCAACCAATCCGAGTACTGTCTCGATCTCGTTCAGAAGATGAGATGGCATTCGGAGGTGGAGGTGCCGGAGACACTCAAGCAGGCATCAGAGCCTCGCTTGGCGTTCTTCGACACAGAGGTCTTCCCCAACCTGTTCGTGATCTGCTGGAAGTTCAGAGACAAGATCGACTCCTTCGGCAAGAAGGTCAAGCAGAGCACCGTGGCGTTGATCAACCCGACGCCTCAGCAGGTCGACGAGGTTCTGTCTCTGGATCTGGTGGGCTACAACTGCCGGCGGTATGACAACCACATCATGTACGCCGCGTCGATGGGTTACACCAACAAGCAGTTGTACGAACTCAGCAAGAAGCTTGTGTCGGGCAACCAGCACGGCTTCTTCGGTTCTGCCTATAACCTCTCGTACGCCGATATCTATGACTTCTCGTCGATTAAGCAGGGACTCAAGCAGTTCCAGATCGATCTCGGCTTGAAGCACAAGGAGCTGGGGTTGCCTTGGGATGAGCCAGTCCCCGAGAACCTGATTCCTAAGGTGGTGGAATACTGCATCAACGATGTCGAGACGGAAGAAGACGTCTTCGAGGATCGATACCAGGACTTCATCGCTCGTCAGATTCTGTCAGAGCTCAGTGGGTTGCCGGTCAACTCGACCACTCAGCAGCACACATCAAGGATTGTCTTCGGAGGAAACAGCCGTCCCCAAGAGGAGTTCGTGTATACGGATCTCTCAGAGCAGTTCCCTGGATACGAGTACAACGGCGGCAAGAGCACTTACAACGGAGAGCCGACAGGAGAAGGCGGTTACGTATGGGCCAAGCCAGGCATGTACGAGAACGTTCTTCTTCTCGATGTGACATCGATGCACCCTACCTCAATCGAGCAACTCAACCTGTTCGGGAAGTACACCAAGAACTTCTCGGCATTGTTGGAGGCACGAATTGCGATCAAGAACAAACAGTTCGAAAAGGCAAAGGGGCTTCTGGACGGCAAGCTGGCTAAGTACCTGGGTACAGAGGATGAAGCAGAAGCTCTTTCCTACGCACTCAAGATCGTTGCCAACATCGTCTATGGACTCACTGCCGCCAGATTCGACAACGCCTTCAAGGATCCTCGAAACATCGATAACATCGTGGCCAAGCGAGGAGCCCTCTTCATGGTGGATCTTCGGATCGCGGTTCAATCCATGGGATGGGAGGTAGTCCACATCAAGACGGATTCGATCAAGATCGCTTGCTCGAAGGAGCAAGAGGACGAGATCAAGGCATTCGTCATGGAGTTTGGAAAGAAGTACGGTTACAACTTCGAACACGAAGCGACCTACTCCAAGATGCTCCTGGTCAATGATGCGGTATACGTCGCAAAGGTAGGGTGGGCAGCCAAGGCATACAAGATCGGGACATGGACGGCAACTGGGAAGCAGTTCCAGGAGCCGGTCGTGTTCAAGACACTGTTCAGCAACGAGCCGCTCACCTTCCGTGACCTGTGCGAAGAGCGCAGTGTTACCTCTTCGATGTGGTTGGACTTCTCGGACGAGAAGGAAGACACTCCGATGGCCTTTGCCGATAACGTGGATAAGCGTTACTTCATCGGTCGCACGGGGCTCTTCTGTCCTATCCTGCCAGGATATGGTGGCGGTCTGTTGATGCGAGAGAAGGACGGTAAGTTCTACGCCGTCACTGATACCGCTCACTACCGTTGGCTTGAAGCTGACATGGTCAAGGACGCAGGTATCGAGGACTACATCGACAAGTCCTACTTCGACAACAAGGTCCTTAAGGCTTTGGACCAGATTGCGAAGTACGGAGATTCGGAGTGGTTCCGCTCATGAACTACACGGTATACCGCAGAGGAGCCGACGGCAAATGGCGAATGACGTCTCAAACCGAGTTCTACCAAGACGCCGAGAAGGTCGCTAAGGGATACGCCGACGCTTACATCACCTCTAGGGATGGTGGAGCAGTGGTGTTCAGAAAAGGACAAGTCGCATGAGTTATGGACCGGAAGACCTCGACCTGAACGGCATCACAATTCCAGAAGGCAGAGTCCCTGTCACATGGATCAACCCGGAAACGGGAGAGAAAGAGGCGATCGGGCAAGCTCGCCTGTTCGTCGATACCGAGGGCATCAAGACCCTCATCGAAGTAAACGACGTTGCTGCTGAGCTCATGGGACTCGTGAGCCTCAGCGGCGTGTCAATAACCCAAGGAGAAAATGATGCCTGAACCGAAGCGCCCTGGCGCCCTCACCACCATGCAGGACGTCGAGCTGATGTACAAGAACTTCATCGGCGCCGAAGATCGTTACAACGAGGCCGGCCGTCGCAACTTCGCCGTTGTGATCCCCCCGGAGGACGTCGAGCACATGCAGTCGCTCGGATGGCACCTCCGTCGCAACGACGCCAAGATGAAGGTGGGTGACGAGTGGGTGATCGATCCGGACGGAGAGCCGAAGTACACCCTCAAGATCAACATCGCCTTCACCGGGTTCCGACCGCCGACGATCGTGATGATTACGCAGAAGGGCAAGCGTCCTCTCTGCCAGAAGCGAGCCGACGACACGATCAACCCCAACGAGATCAACGTGATCCAGTGGGCGAACATCAGCAAGACGGATCTTGCCTTCCGGCCGTACGAGTACGAACCCGGCAAGTTCTCTGCTTGGCTCACCAGCCTGTACGTCACGCTGGAGCTTGATGAGCTCGCCGAGATGTACGAGGACGTTCCGGACGCCGGCAGCGGAGAGAGCCACGACGATCCTTACCGAGGTGAGATCTGATGCCAGTCCAGGAACTCGAGCGGAAGAACGTTCCCCCGGCAAAGGGGGTTCAGTTCAAAGGCAATGCAGACAGTGCTAACGAGTTGGCTGACTTCTTCAACGAGTACGACGGACCTCTCGACATCGAGTGGGTCGGCAACACGTCGCCGGATGTCGTAGACAACTTCATGCGCATCATGGGGCCTGACGGAGAAGAAGCCTTCCGTATCGAGATCGAGATGTGGTTGATCTCGGACAACGGAGATCTTCGCATCCTGGGGCCGAACGCGTTCGAAGAGTTCTACTCCGTCAAGGAGTAGACCGGGGAAAGACTGAGGGGGCGGTCGCGATGCCTATGGGCCGCCCCTTCGGTTGCACACAGAAAGAAGCAAATGACGCTAGATGAAGCGTATGCCGTGGTCGATTGGGACAAAGTCGACCTCTCTCAGATCATGCTCGACATGGAGGAGTGTGACTGGGAGGAGTGCCGTGGGGAGCGTGGACAGTTCGTCAAGGGTCACAAGTGCCCTGCAACCCGTCGTGCCAACAACGAGTACATGAAGGAATACCAGAGACTCCGACGAGAGAAAGCGAAGAAAGATGCAGAGATGCGGATTCACTTGGTGGAGTAACTTCACAGGCGGGTACGTTCAATGCCATAACAACCCTGGACATGGCGGACTGCACATACACCATCATGACACTGGTGGTCAGGCATATGTCGCCGTTGGGTTTGAACATTACGTGAACGGCTTCTGGAAAAATGCATGAACGTTGGGCTGAGATCCCCGGCTATCCAAACTACTTTGTAAGCGATCACGGTCGCGTCATGAACGTAAACACCGAACGAATTCTGAAAGCGAGACCAAATGATGAAGGATACCTCAGGGTCGCAATCCCAGGGGCCGACGGCGTCGTCAGGGACCTACATGTGCAAAGACTTGTCGCACAGGCATTCGACGCAAGATTCAGCGATCGCATGCGTCTTAGGTTCATTGATGGTAACCCAGCGAATTGCCGACTGGACAACCTCGCTCTCGTTGCTCCGGGCGAACCTCGAGAGTCTGATGGCCTCGGTCCAGGCAGAAGACAAGCGCATCGGGGGGTTCTTGTCCCAGAGCTTGGTGTCATCTTTAGTTCTGTTCGAGAATGCGCTGAATCAATTGGCGGCGACTACGGGTCAATCTATCGATGCCTTAGGGGAGAACGACGAGGACACCTCGGATACACTTTCGTCTATTACGACTAACGAAGTCATCGCCACAGTAACGCAGATTCGATCTTATCAAGACGGCATAGAAATCGACTTCAAACTTAAGGGCCCCAATGAAACTGCATGAGTACTGGGTAGTGATCGATGCTCTCCCTACGTATGCCATCAGCAATTACGGACGCGTGGTCAACGACAAGACAGGTCATGAGTGTCGTACCGAGATCGATCGTTACGGGTATGTGCGGGTCATTCTCTACCGCAAGGGGAAGCGGAAGCGTGCTTACCTGCACAAGCTGGTGGCTCGGGCGTTCTTCTTGAACTACAGAAGCAACATCAATCCACGTCACATCAACGGCAACAAGCAGGACAACACCGTCCTAAACCTCACCCTTCTAGGAGAAAACTGATGGTAAGAGTCCTTGTGCACACAGAGACATCTCAAAATGGGATTATGGAAGAAGTGGTGATTCCCGCTCCCAAACTCCATAAGCACGATCTGTATCTGTATGGTCAGACCACCGAGTATGGCGTGGTGGCTCTGATCTTCAAGTGCCGATTCTGCGAGCGTAGGTACACCTTGATCCGATCGATCTTCTACCAACGCCTGACCACGAACGGTCGTGTATGGACGTAAGCCTATACCCCCATCAGCTTGAAGCCTTGCCCAAAATGCATAACGGCTGCATCCTGAAGGGGGCCGTAGGCACGGGTAAGTCTCGTGTCGGCCTTGCGTACTACATCAAGGCCTGCAATGGATCAGTCAAGATCAACGGCTTTGGTGAGACAAAGTGGATGTTCGACAACCGCGATCTCTACATCATCACCACTGCCAAGAAGAGGGACCAGAAGGAGTGGGAGGACGAGTGTGCTCCTTTTGGGCTCTCTACTGAACGCGAGGTGAGCTTCAGCAATGTCAAGGTGACGATCGACAGTTGGAACAACATCAGCAACTACAAGGGGGTTAAAGATGGGTTCTTCATTTTCGATGAGCAACGCCTCATTGGATCGGGAGAGTGGGTCAAGGCGTTCATTAAGATTGCTGCAGGCAATCGGTGGATCATCCTCAGCGCAACACCTGGAGATACGTGGCTTGACTACATTCCGGTGTTCATCGCCCACGGCTGGTACAAGAACCGAACAGAGTTCCTTAAGCGACATGTTGTCTACTCCAACTTCACGAAGTTCCCGAAGGTCGATCACTACGTCGAAACAAGAGTCTTGGAGCATCGAAGACGTAAAGTCCTGGTTGAGATGCAACTTGATCGTCATACCACTCGAAGAGTTTCAAATACGCTTGTTGACTTCAATGCTGAACTCTATGCAATGGTTACAAAACAGCGATGGCACATTTACGAGGACAGGCCCCTCTATAATGTATCTGAGCTTAGGGCAGTCGCGAGGAAGGTCGTAAATTCCGACCCTTCGAGAGTGGGAGCAATTCTTAAACTCCTGGAGAAACACCCAAGACTGATCGTCTTCTACAACTTCAACTACGAGCTGGACATCCTCCGTAATCTGGCGGATACCATCGGGATTCCTAAGGGCGAGTGGAACGGTCACCGTCATGAAGAGATCCCGGACACCAGTAAGTGGTTGTACCTCGTTCAGTATACGGCCGGAGCCGAAGGGTGGAACTGCACCTCCACGGACGCGATGGCCTTCTGGTCATTGAACTACTCCTACAAGATCAACGAGCAAGCCATGGGGAGGATCGAACGGCTCAACACTGAGTACTCCGATCTGCATTACTACATCTTTCGTAGTGGTGCAGACATCGATCGGCAAATCACCAAGACGCTGGCGGTCAAGAAAGACTTCAATGAGAACAAGTACTGGTCCCGCGTCTGGGACAACTCGACTGAGCGAGGATAAATAGATTTTAGGCTCAGAGCGGATGGGGTGGATGCCGTTGCTGGTTCACTTAAATGCCGTGCTGATATAGCGCGCCCATCGTAAGCGGAGTGGTAAACTCCGGACGGTACACGGGTTGATCTCCGTGTAGGCAGAGACAAAAATTACTAACAGGTACCTAGAGCTCCCCATTTGGGAGGATAAGCGCGCCGGTAAGCGTGGCGAAGTCAACGATAGTTACCGCTATCACCCTATGGCTGACGACATAGGGCGCCTGTTTCATAATCGTCCTGGGTACAGACGTTAAACTGCCCATATAAAAGTAGGGTGTCCTGGGTATGACGTTAAACTGCCCCATTAGAATTAGGGCACCGGTTAAGCCCAAACCTGACCGTACGCGGAGGGTAGAAAGAAACCGGCTATGTAAGGTCCCGGGCAAGACCTTAAAGGGCCCCTCGACTTCGCAAAATAAACAGAGGTATTAATGACACCCCTCTGAAAGGAATACCTCATGACCAACCATGCTGCACACCTCGAGCAGATCCGACCGATCGTTCGTTCGCTTGCTGAACACGGACAGGTCCGTCTAGCCCTTCGACTCGTTCACCTCGAGTACAAGCACATCATGCTCTCACGCAAGAAGCGCATTACCGATATGAAGATCGACCGGCTGATGGACAAGTTCGACCGCAAGCACGACGATTGGACGGTGGCTCGATTCAAGATCCACATGGACATCGAAGAAGCCCTCGCCAAGATGGAGTAATCTCAAAAGGTAGCCTCGGGAGCAATCCCCTGTCTATCTTTTTGTCTGAATCCGTCCACTCCGTCCACTTTTGAAAATGTTGTGTGGACAAAACAGTCCATTAAATTTGAGATTTGGGCCAAAAAAGTGGACGGATGGCCACTTTTGAAAGTAAAAGTGGACGGATTTTCTGAGTCAAAAACCCCGGAAAATCAAGGGTTTTGAGCTGAATTTGAGCAATCCGTCCACTTGTCCACTTTTTTATAGAGATTAGAAGAGAAGCGGTAAAAATGGGCTTTTACTAAAGCTATCAAAATCGTCCACTTTTTTGGCCAAACTGGACCAATGGACTGTTGCCCACGCGAACGAATCCTGCCTATTAGTAGAAGGAGTAAAGAATGTCTTCCTTCTTTTTTCGGAAGGGAGGCCGATGTCGCTCGAAAGCGCGTTTCAAAAGGAAGTGATTGACGAACTGAGGCACAGGCTACCTGGCTGTGTCGTTCTTAAGAATGATGCTCAGTTCCAACCAGGCATTCCGGATCTTGTCGTTTTCTACGGCAACCGTTATGCGTTCCTAGAGGTTAAGCGTGGTGCTAAGGAGAAGCGCCAAGCTGGCCAGGAGTTTTTCACGTCGCTGTTTGCCAAGTGGTCTTACGGCGCGATGATCTACCCAGAAAACAGAGAGTTGATTCTTGATGAAATTCAACACGTACTCGGAGCTAGAAGGCCTTCACTCCGAGCTTAGCCCTTCTACTTATCACTGGATCGACTATGACGATGATAAGTTCGACCGTGTCATTCGCACTCGCATGCAGACTCTTCGAGGCACTCGTCACCACGAGATCGCTTGCACTCTCATTGCCGAGCGCATCAAGCTCCCCGACACCGAGCAAACACTCAATCGATTCGTCAACGATGCGATCGGTCTTAGAATGCAGCCTGAACAGATTCTGTTCTACTCACAGTTTGCATTCGGCACGGCAGACGCGATTCAGTTCCGCGACAACCTGCTTCGAATCCATGACCTGAAGACTGGAACCACTCGAACTTCTATGACGCAGTTGTATTGCTACGCCGCGTTGTTCTGTCTCGAGTATCAGGTCAATCCGGTCAACATCGAAATTGAGCTCCGCATCTATCAGCATGACAAGGTGCGTATCGAGATTGCCGATCTTGACAAGGTGGTCTACATCATGGACCGATACGTAGTTCGTAGTCGTCGCATCAAGGAGCTGAGGGCGGAGATGATTCAGTGAAGAGCATTGTTCGTGTGAAGGTCGGACAAGATGAGATCAAACACATCGGAACCAAACGCCACTCGGGTCGTTACCCATGGGGCTCTGGAGATAACCCTCAGCAGCGTCATCGCGAGTTCTTGGGGACTGCGGCCAAGCTGAAGCGTGATGGTCTTACCGATGTCGAGATTGCTAAAGGCATGGGCCTTCGTAACACGACTCAGCTTCGTGCGTACAACTCGATCGCAGTCAATGCTGAACGTGAGGCTCTTCGCACTAAGGCGGTCCAGCTTCGAGAAACTACCGGTATGTCCAATGTGGCAATCGGTAAGGAACTCGGTGTTGGTGAGTCCCGCGTCCGTGACCTTCTCAACCCAGCCGCCAAAGAGCGACAGGACATCCTGCAGAGCACCGCGGACTTCCTGAAGTCGAAAGTCGATAGTGAAAACTACATCGACGTTGGCCTTGGTTCTGGTAACACCATCGGTGTCAGTTCTGAGAAACTGGCAACTGCTGTCGAGATCCTTAAGGTCGATGGGTATCAAGTGCACAATCTTCGTGTACCTGGTGTCGGGGGCGGCAAGGAAACCACCATGCAGGTGCTGGTTCCTCCGGGCGTCGACTACAAGGAATTCGTCAACAACAAACAGCGCATCAAGCCGATTGGTGGCTACACCGAAGACGGTGGTCGTTCGTTCAAGTTGATTGAAGATCCTGTGAGCATCAACTCTTCTCGACTGCATGTTCGTTACGACGAAGATGGTGGTGGCAAGAAGGACGGTGTCATCGAGCTTCGTCGTGGTGTTGAGGATCTCAGCCTCGGTTCTGCTCGCTATGCTCAGGTGCGAATCCAGGTAGATGGAACGCACTACATCAAGGGTATGGCGATGTACAGCGACGACATGCCTAAGGGCGCTGACATCATCTTCAACACGAACAAGAGCAACACGGGCGACAAACTCAAAGCTCTGAAGCCGCTGAAGAAGGTCGAGAAAGACGGCGTCGAAACGGATGTCGTCGATCCTGAGCGTCCGTTTGGTTCGGTTATTCGACAGAAACACTACATCGATTCCAAAACGGGAAAAATGAAGTTGTCCCCACTGAACATCGTGGGAAACGACGAAAACCCTGGATCTGGTGAAGAGGGCTCTTGGTACAAGTGGTCTAGCAATCTGTCTTCTCAGATGCTGTCCAAACAGCCCGTGCCTCTCGCTAAGAAGCAACTCGACCTCTTCTATAAGGGCAAGCGTGATCAGTTCGATGAGATCAACGCGCTGACAAACCCCGTTGTCAAGAAGAAGCTTCTCGAGAAGTTCGCTGATGAGACTGATTCTGCCGCTGTGAAGCTGAGTGCTGCAGGATTGCCTCGTACCAAGAACCACGTCATTCTGCCGATCAATTCGCTCAAGGACACTGAAGTGTACGCACCTCAGTACCGAGATGGCGAAAAGGTCGTCCTGATTCGACACCCTCATGGCGGAATCTTTGAGATCCCTGAGCTGACGGTTAACAACAAGAACCCTGATGGAAAGCGCCTTCTTGGTAATGCCAAGGATGCTGTTGGCATCAACGCCCATGTGGCTCAGCGTCTTTCAGGTGCTGACTTCGATGGAGACACGGTTCTTGTCATCCCCAATGCAGCAAAGGGACCGAATCGAGTTCGAGTTCATCCAGCCCTTGAAGAGTTGAAGGACTTCGATCCTAAGATCTCGTACCCCAAGTATGAGGGCATGCAGGTCATGCGCAACAAGCAGCAAGAGATGGGTAACATCTCGAACCTGATCACCGACATGACAATTGCAGGTGCGCCTCATTCTGAGATTGCTCGTGCTGTTCGACACTCAATGGTCGTGATCGATGCTGAAAAGCACGAACTCAACTACAAGCAGTCAGCGAAAGACAACGGCATTGCTCAACTCAAGGAGCTCTATCAGGGCAAGTCGAATGCTGGCGCAGCGACCCTGATTTCAAGGGCCTCTGCTGAGGTTCGTCCTGGCGAAAGAAAACCCCGCCCCTTTGGTGAAGGTGGACCTATTGACAAGAACACTGGAGCCAAGGTCTTCACCTACTCTGGTGCAACGTATGTCAATAGGCAAGGAAAGACAGTACAGAAGACTACTAAGTCTAAGCGTCTTGCTGAAGAGGCAGATGCATTTGCCCTTGTGGGTAAGGACAAGACCGCAATCGAAGTTGTGTATGCAACCCATGCCAACCAGATGAAGTCCCTTGCTAACACGGCCCGTCTGTCTAGTCTTCGCACACCGAACCAGAAATATGAGCCCACTGCAGCCAAGGTGTACAAGAGTGAAGTTGACTCCCTCAATTTCAAACTAAACACCGCCCTCCAGAACAAGCCTCTTGAAAGAAAAGCCCGGCTCTTAGGAAACGCCACCGTCTCTGCAAAGAGGCAAGCTAATCCTTCGATTCGTGGTGATGAACTCAAGAAGATCAGTGGATTGGCCATCAAGGAAGCCCGTTTGAGGGTGGGTTCTCAGAAGTCCCAGATTGTGATCACCCCTAAGGAATGGACAGCCATCCAGGCAGGAGCTATCAGTCACAGCAAACTAAGCCAGATCCTAGACAATGCAGATCTCGATGTGGTCAAGCAATTGGCTACTCCTAGAGATAGGCCTGTCATGAGTGACTCTAAGATAGCTATGGCCAAGGCCATGCTTGCTTCTGGTTACACTCAGGCACAAGTTGCTGATCATCTTGGTGTGCCTACTAGCACACTCAACTCTGCTGTTGAGTAGGAAGGATAGGGTTAATGGCTAATGCAACAGCCAATGGTGTAGCAGTAATGCTGACAACTATTGACAATCCTTTCAGTCCTTTCACTCAGTATGATGAATGGGACAACTACGACAAAGAGAAGGGCTATCATTCGAGTGCACTCCTAGCCAGGGTGGCACGTTCGTCTGAGGAAATGTCAGATGCCGATCAGGATCTGGCTAACGAGCAGGCGATCGATGAGATCATCGAAATGAATGACACAGGCCTCTATGTCAGAGCCAGGCGAGATGGCTAACGAGGTTTGGGGGTAAGCCTCAAGCTATGGGGGGAGGGGTCTCGCGAAATGACCCCCCTCCCTGCATCGCCGGCCTCCCAAAAAATTCTCCGGGGGGACAAAAAGTGAGAACATTCCGGGAAGAACTCCCTGGGAAGTAACCCGATACATCCCGAATAAACATAAGGAAGGGGCAGAAGTGTACCAAGAACTTTCTGCGGCCCTCCTCGCAGCAGGGGATGACTG